TCGTCATCTTCATTGCCTTCCTCGGAGCTCTCGTCCTCGTCGGCGTTTTCATCGTCGTCCTCGTCCTCGTTGCTCTCGCCGCAGTCTTTCTGCTCTCCGCCTTCCTCTTTCTTGTCGAGCATATCGAGCAGCGCATCGATGTCCTCGTTCTGCTGCTTGATGACCTCGTTCGCCTCGTCGAGGTTCTCCGGACCGTTCTCCTGTTCGGAGTCGCGTCTGTCCTTGCGTTCGCGGATCGATGCGAGCAGATCTTCCGAGGGCTGTGCAGCGTTTCCTTCGCCACCCTGCTCTTCGATGGGATCTTCTGCGCCCTCCGCATCAGCGGCGGCTTCGGGATCGGCGGCAGCTTCCTCCAAAACGGCTTCTGCCAGCTGTACCGCGAGATCGTCTTCGTCTCTTCTGCGAGACTTTTTCTTCGTTGCCATGGTCGTGTTTCCTCCTTTGTTTGATGTGGGGTTTTCTTTTCCGTCTATATTCAAACGGGCTTGTTCACCAGCTCTGGCGTTGGCTACAAGCGCCAGATGATTGATGATGATGTTGGTTTGGACAGCGTCATACGGCTGCCCGTTCCATTCTCCCGGTTCCTCAACGAGATCGAGGGAGTAGCCGAGAGAAAGCTCTTTGAGTCCGCACCGTTTCAACTCATTGGTGTCATGCACCACGATCTTGGCGCGAACGTCGTCACCGTCGCGGTATCCTTTCGAGAGGATCGTGCCGATGCCCTCTTCTTCGACATTGTTTTTGTTGACATATCCGGCGTCGTGCGTGATGATGATCGGTTTGCCCTCGTACGATGCGAGACTTTCCGGCGCAAAAACATGTTCCGGCAACCGCAGCTCGCGGCGAATAGATCCGTCTTCGTTTTTGTACTCAAAAATACCGACTGACGTCAGTATGGGCGTGTCGATCAGGTATCCCTCTTTGGTGTACTGTGCTTTGGTGATTGGCAGGCTGTCCAGCCGGACAACCCGTGTTAAAGCAGGCTGTTCGCTCACGTTATCACCTCCTTTGCCGCAAAATGGGTATGAAAAACAGCCCCACAATGTGAGACTGTCTTTCATCACTTTTTCTTTGCGGCCGCAGCGACTTTTCGCGCCTTCTTGCGGTCGCGCTTTTCCTGCGCCCATTGTTTTTGGTGTTGGCGCCATTTATCATCAATATCGTTCCAATCTGCGCCATAAACGGCAATATTGAGATTTTCAGCATTGAATACAGGGATAGCGACGCATCTGCATCGATAATCCTCTCCGGGATGGCATCGTCTTCCGGTCTTTTGATCGACAACAGGCGGATCATCCCATCGGAAGGTTTTCCCGTGCAGCTCTCTGTGCCGGCTGCGAACACGGTGATCGCGGCAGGTGCTCCAGACGTATTCCTCGACGCCTGCTTCGGTTTGCTGGTACTGTGTGATCTCTGCGCACAGCTTCGACGTCTGATCAACGGCAATAAACTCAGCCCGACGACGATCCATGCCGAATTGCTCCTGCATCTCTTTGATGATCGTTCTCGTCGGTTTCGATTGATACCAGCCGTTGAAGACAATCTGCTGCATAGTACCAAACGATTCTATCGGGAATTTGGAAATCAGATCGATATTCTTCCGTATCCATTGGTCAACGAGCTTTTTGTACTTCTCGCCCCGATAATAGTCCGCAAATAGGTCGATGCCGAGCGTGCGCTTGATCGCTTTCTTCCATTCGTTCAGCGTCATTTTCTCGACGTTGAGTTTGATGCTGTCCATCTCTCGGACGATCCGTTCCATCACCTTGACGGTTGTGATCCGTTTCAGCGCCTTGTCGAAAATTCGATTGATTTCGTCGAGGTCGCTCTCCTGGCTGTCGTATCGGTGCGCGTCTTCATATCGCCGGTCGAGAATCGCTTTGATTTTCGGCAGAGCTTCACGCAACGCGTCCTCCATGAGACCGTCTATTTCACGCGTGAGGCGCTTGTAATCACGTTCTGCGGCGTCCGGCCTGTTCCACGAGGCGCGGGACTGTACCGTCTCCTGACCGTGAAATCTCGGCTTTATACGCTCGATCAGCGCGCGCCTGTACTCGTCATCCATGGCTTTCGATCTCCCGGCATTTGCCGTACCTGTCCTGTTTGAACAGCTTCTCAACATCCCGGTATGCGTCGCGCTCGACCATGTCGCGCTCGCAATCCACGCGGTCGCATTTCTTGTTGCCCTGCTTGCAGATGCAGGTCGTTTGCCCGTTTTTCATGCGGACAAATACAGGGATCTGCTCTTTTCCCTTCATGCAATCCCTCCTTCGGGCATAAGGAAAGCCGAAGCGGTTTCCCGCCTCGGCCGTTGTTGTTTTGGGTTTACGGAATGCATACCGCACGAGAATCCTCTTGAAGCATGAACGCATTGGTGAGCAGGTATTCCGTTCCTTTTTCGGTAATATGCACGCCTTTATCCGAAGGAGTGACGTCTGCCACGTCGATCTCACCATCTTTGCGGCGATTGATCGTCACTCCGCCAACGTGTCCGGCATCCTTGAGCATTTCAATGATCTTGGTGAAATGCACCTCGTTTCTACACGGAAGATTGCTCATGGCGTATTCCAGCAAAGGGGAAATGCCCTGCGCACCTTCGCGTTGCAGCAAAGATAAGATGCCATAGATGATTTTGAAGTTTTCCATGAATTCGCCTCAATAAATAGGTTTTCCATCTTGGTATGCTGTCTTTGCTTCGTTTAGGCTCATAAGATTTGCGCCGCCCTTATAATCCGGATTTTTTTCTTGCAGGGCATCGTCTTCCCATCCGCACACTTCGCATGTTTCATAGCTGTCCGTCTCGCTGAATTCAAACTCTCCACAAACAGGACAATTATGTTTCTCCTCCATGAAGAAGATCCTCCTTTAATTTCTCTTTATAGTACTCTTCACCATTTTCTGGCTTGAACATTGTATAGATGCCTTTTTGCGGATTGCCTTTGACAAAGTCATTCTTGTCGCGATCATATCGAATAACATTCCCATGCCCATCCGCATGACCGATTACGCTTCCGCCAACTGGTGACTCCACCAGTTTAAGAGCACGATCTCCGTACTGTTCCACCGTGGTGATTCCATCCTTAGCATAATCTTTGCGTCGGTTTACGTGTTTTTCATCATTTCCGAACCAATGGTTGTTTCTCTTTTGAATGCTCGTAAATCCGCGAACCTCAAAATGGTTGCTTCCTGACGGGGAAACACTGTGAGAATTACTCGTTTCTTCGGTCGATGGATCTTGTTCAGAAGATGTGGATTCAGAGTTGTTTTGTGCTTGGCCGCTCAATGTGCGTTCCAACTCTTTCTTGACGGTTCCCGGCTGGATTAGATTCATCCTTGGAGCAACAGGATCAGATTCAATATCAATTGACTCCTGCTCTGTTTTTTGCTCCTTGCTATTCGGTTTGTCGCTCGACGATTTCTTTTTGGCTTTTTTCTTTGATTTCTTTCCTTTTGAAGTGCCATCAGAGAATTGTCCATTTTCGTCTCTCGGGTGATCCGACTCATTGAAATCATCATTTTTAATTATACCACATCCACCGGAAATGTCCATACTTAAAGTCTGCATGATTTGTGCAGATTTTGGCATTTTCAGGGAATCGGCAAAAGGCGGGAACAGATTGTTGCCGAACTGCTCGTCCAGCGTGTCGGGCGACAGGAACAATGCACCGTGCATTTCTTTGCCGTCTGCTTTCGGTGTGCCGGAGAACGACGTGCAGAGGTATACGGCGGTACAATGCGTGTCCTCGCCGTTTTCTCCTTGCGTTCCCATATACATCAAATCCATCGGCGTGATGCCGAATTCTTCCTGTGTCTCGCGGATCGCGGTCTGTATCGGTGCTTCGCCGTCTTCGATATGACCGCCCGGTCCGCAAATCCGGTCGTTGTCGCTGCGGACGCCGCACAGGAGTTTTCCGTCATGCAGAACGATGACGGCTGCGGCAGTCGGGACGTCTGTTTCGTCTTTTCTCGCAACATGCCGGAGAAGCTGCCGAACCTTTCTTCGGTAGGTAAGCAGCGTATCGTGATCGTTAAAGTCCGGATCAGAGTCTTCCAGTTCGAGAGAAATGACCCTATCCAGAGATTGAAGCCGTTTATAAATAGCTGCATTCTTTGGAGACGTCCAATCTCCTTTGACTTTCTCGAACTCCTTTTCCAGCTTATCGAAATCAGACTTTATTGTCCGAAAATCCCATTTCTTCGGATCTTTTTTCTTGCCGAGCGCCTTAGGCTGCCCGCCGATTGCGTTTCCATTTTCATCAAGCGGAATTGGATTTCCGTTTATGGTTCTCCATTGTGCCGGCTCTTCCCCTTCTCCGTCTTGGTTAATCGGCGCCTGCGGCGGTTCCTGTGCGCTGGACTTTTCGAGGATCGGCTCAAACAAATCCTCGTCGGACACATTGTCGAGAATTGTCTCGACGTCATATTCGCCCTCTTTGGCGAGCGCGACGCGGATTTCGCCGGGATCGAGCGCGCCGATGTCGCTGTAAATCTGCGTTGTCTGCGCCTTGGCGAGTTTGATCTGCTCGCGGATCTGGTCAACATTCGCCTGCTCCTGCTCTGTGAGCGACCAAAGCGGATTGAATTCCAGCTCATAGTCCGGGTAGTCCTCGATACGTCCGGTACGCAAAAGCGCCTGCATGACGATTTTCAGGAGTTTGTTCAGCGGATTGCGCACCATGCGCTTCTGAATTTGCCCGACATAATTGTAGTAGTTTTCGAGATCGGACATACCGGTCGCATCCATGCCCTGCGGCGAGCTGCCGAACAAGAGCGCCTGCGGAATGTTCGTCACAGCGGACAGCATGTTGCATGTACTGTCGATGATCTCTTTTGTGCCGGTATACGGCGCGGTCTTGAAATCGAAGGACTCGCCGTCCGCGTCAATCGCCACGGAATTGTACAGTGACCGTGCAAGGTCAATCAGTTCGAGACGCTTTACCGCTCTGTCTTCACCCTCAGCGGTAGACAGCATTTCCGAAAGGTTCTTGATGCTGAAAACAGACTGAATTGCGCGTTCAAGCATTCGCGGCGCGTACCCATGTGTCGTGATGCACTCGCGCAGCGCCGTCTTGATCCGGTCATACTCCGGGCATCCGAACATACGCTCCTGCCAATCCGTCGCCATCTCCGGCAATCTGCCGTTGCGAAAGATCAGGCATCGGGACGAATGAACAACAAACGTGCCGTCCATGGAACTGACGTAGAGCAAATCAGGATCGGTCGTTGCACTCTGCACATAGTCAATTGGGCTGACGATCGGCGACTCATACACGCGCAGCTCGTCAATGCCGCGAATGGTTCGGTAGTTTAACGGCTCGTCAATCCCTCTGCCGTCATTGATCAGCATTACAATGATAGAACCGCCGTACAGACGCGCCCACTTGATCGCCGTCTCGATGTTCTCTTCCCATCCGAGGTCATTGCACTTGCGCATGATCTGCCGTTCGATCTCTTCATCGTTGATATTCAGCTTGAAGCCCTTGGAAACAGCTTCTTCCGCAGGCAGATCGATGATCTTTGTGAAAAGACCGTTGAACCGATAATGCGTCGAAAGCGTATATGTGTCAGCGGCGACATCTGCCACGAAGCGGAACGATGTGGAACTGTCTGCCTTTGTTCCGTACTTGGTCAGCATATTCTGATAGCCGTCTGCGCGTTGTACTTGCCCTGTACCGTAGCAGGCATCGATGATCGCGTTTGCGCGCTGCGTCTCGGCGTATTCCTCCGGGGAAATGTAATCTCTCATGCGCTGCATCACGCTCCTTATGTGAGATAAGTTAGGTCAAATTGCTTCTTCCTGTAGCACGAAAGCGCCACCGCATCTGCGTGGTCGGGAGACGGCAGTCCTCGCTTTTTCAGGTCGTTCTTGCCTTCGAGCTTTATCTTACCGCTCGATGTCAAAGTATATTTCCGGCACGAGAACTGTGCCATAGTGTCGTCATCGTTCGGCAGTTGAATCTCGTCCTTTTCCATGCCGTCACGCACGGTCGCCCACATATAGGTGGCAATGTCGGCATAGTATTTTTTGCCGTCTTCGTCGTCCGGCGCCTGCGCGAAGTTTACTGGGACGATTTCAAGCCGGTCGAGTTTTTCCTCTCGCTTGACTTCTTTCAGGCGGTCTGTCACACCGCCGCCAAGTCCCGTATCGTCGATGATCGCGCAAATCTTTCCACGGTATCGAGGATAGTCTTTTAGGGCTTGCCGGTAGCATACAACGATGTCACCGACCGTTTTCATCAGGTCTTGCCCGAAGCGTTTGGCGGAAATCGTGATCTGACCGTCCACGTTCTTGCCGATCACGGTTTTATCGTCTCCGAAGCGGGCGACGTCAACGCCAAATGCGATCCGTGCCGGACGAGGTGCAACCTCGATCTTATTCCGGACAGATCTTTCGACCAAGGCAATCGGGATGAACACATCGTCCTC